CCCTGATTCGTTTCCGCTGCGGTCCACCAGCTGCGCGCGGTACCAGAAAATTTGCCCTGCCTTAAGGCCCATCTGCTGATACTTGCGCTGCGGATAGGGTACATCTGCCAGCAGCATCGCATCGTCTTCGGTACCGGTCAGGCTGTACTGAATTTCCGTCTTCAGCGTGTCGTCGGTATTCGCCGGAAATCCCCAGCTCAGTTCGATACCAAATACCACATTATCGGAAGCGATGAAGCCGACCGGTTTCGGCGGATTGCCCACTTTACCCGTAAGATTTACTTCTGCTGATGTTGCCCAGACTGATGAAACGTCGCTGGCGTTCACCGCCCTGACGCGCACCAGATATCGTCCGGAGTAGATACCCTGCACTTCAAAACCGAGAGAAGACGTTCGGGGCACGCTAATCCAGTTGCCACTGTCACGCCGCCATTCAGCTTCGTACGCAACTGCCCCCTGAACAGCATCCCAGGCAACACGCATGGTGGTAACAGCAATGTTCTGGTTAACAGTAGAGTAACTGTCAACGACAATATTACCAGGAGGTGCCTGAACCCCTGGAGGGATGACACTGATCGGACGCTCGTCCAGCCTTGCCCCGGTATCAACGGCGGAATAGATGTCAGGGTTGTAAGTCGTCCCGGTGACTTCGAAAGTACCGTCGTTGTTGTCCCGCGTTCCCGTAACACGGAAAAGCGCTATATACAGATCGTCAGAATCCACACCCCAGTTACATTCAGCCTCCGGCGTTTCGCTGTAGGGTGTGGTGACAGTGACTGTGTTTCCCTTAACGGCCTGGACGGTTCTGGCCTGAGCTATTCCTGATGGCAGGTTCAAAAACAGCCGGTTACCGGCTTTCACATCAGCGGCGCGATCGAGCGTTATGTTGCGGCCGTTAACCGCACTCACCCTGCCGCCGATAGTTCTTCCGGCAAGCTCATTAGCGGCCACGCCGATCACTTCCCCGACAGGGGGAACGTCCATGCCTGTGCTGAAAGTCACCACCTCGCCAATACCGTTAGTAAGCAGCGCCCAGCGCCCCCGACGGTTTGCCTCTGACTGCCTGGTGCAGCCGATTGCAGTCATTTCGAGCTGACGATAATCGAAGCGCATGGCCAGATCGTTATCGTAAACAGGCTCAGGCGTGTCTTTATAGTGGTTGGCCGGGTCTGACCAGTTCACCAGTGCGGCGGTGTTTCGGGTAGTTTCACTCGGGTCCGCAAAGGTAAATTTACCCTCAACCACGCTGGCGTGGTTATAGATATGCCACACATCACGGGGCATATCGGCGAGGACATACATCTTATTGTCGCCCCAGTACGTCATACCGCGAAAAATACCTGCCAAATCACGCAGTACGGTCCAGGCGTCATTACGGTCCTGGATATAGACGTTGCAACGAAAACGCGGCTCCGTCCCGCTGCCGCCCTTTCCGTCTGGTACCAGCTGATCGCAATACTGGGCGATGCGATAAAGCTCCCATTTGTCTATCTGAGTCGCGTCGATTCTTTGACCCAGCCCGAAACGCTCGTTCAGAATGATGTCGTAATAAATCCAGGCGGGGTTATCCGTCCATGCCCATTTAAACACACCTTCCCATGTACCAGAGTAAGTGCGGGTTTCAGGATCGTAGGTATCAGGTACACGGATGATTCTCCCCTTCGGATTGCACACAACCTGAGGAATACCATTAGGGAACTGCTTTGCGTCAAACTCTACATACAGCAGCGCTGTGTTAACGTAGCGAAGTTTGGCGTCAATAATTTCAGTTACAGCTACAACGCGCATGGTGTCCACGATATTCACGCTCGTGGAATCCGGCGTGATTCTGCGAACCCGTAACTGCCAGCCAGTCGAGGCTTTTGGAAGATTAACGCGGTGACTACGCTCATAAAGCGACGTAGTTTTGTCATCGACAGCACCGTTAACCACCGTTTCATACGGCCCGCCATCGACCGAAAGGTCGATAGCATACTCGACGCGGGTGCCGACTTTGTCGCCGTTGTTTTTCTGGAGCAAGAGAGTTGGCCATCCCAGGCGAATTCGCAGCGCAGAGAGCTGCGTGTTGGATACCGCGCGCACGTACGGCACAGCCTGTTTCAGCTCGTATGAAACCTGAAGTTCGTTTTCAATGCCGGGGAAGCCCTGAATGTAGTCCTGGTCCTGAGTACCGGAACGGAACTCATATTTCACATTATTGAAGTTATAACTTCCGTCGGCGTTCTGAAGAGGCGTGTACGAAGATGAGTCACCAAGAAAAATGTTTTTACCATCAAGTCCGCCTGCGAACTCACCCTCTCCAAGCGCAATCAGCACCTTTGCCCTTGCAATGGACTGAATGCTGTCCGGTGCTTCAACGGGTGTTCGGGTCTGATTGCTGCCACCTTTACCGCGGCCTTTGATGATTGTCGTCGTCATATCGCGTCCATAAAAAAGCCACCGTCAGGTGGCTTGCAGTACGTGGTTTGGTTTATTGCTGATCTTCTGCATAAACCCCGGCGGATATAATGGCGCCGCCAATTTCCCGTTGCCCATAAAGCAGGGGGACGGGATTGCCAGATGCCGTCGTGTTAACGGGACCACCAAACGCATAGGAGGGTTTGTTATCAGGTTCCTGACGCATTCGCAGACCTGAAACCTGAGGAGAGAGCATTTGCACTACACCGCCAACGGCCATTGCGGCACCAACGGAAAACATGAGGTTACTTGCTGCGATACTAACTCCCGGCATCCATATGGCAGCAGCGACCAGAGCCGTTCCGAGCAACGCCTGGAAAACGCCAGCTCTTTTACTACCCCTTATCACAGGGATTATTCTTAACTCATCACCCGGCCCCAGGAGTTCAAACTCTTCGTGCCCGATATTGCGACGATCCCGGAAAATAACAAAATCCAGTCCCTTTGCCCGAGCTTCACGCAGATAAGCATCAAAGCCGTCAATGGTGTTAGAAAGCGCCCTGAAAACTTCGCTGGCGGACGTTAGTGCACGGCGATGTGTCCTGCCAAATCGCTGAGCCATTGAGCCGCTGAGTTTGATAACGGTTTTTCTTTCCATTACATCAAATCCTTATAACGCAGAATTTTGATGGTACGGTCACGGTAATAGCCACCGTAGGGAATGCGCTGGCTTAGCTGGCCATACATGTGATGCAGTAGCATGTTGCCATCAAGCAAAATCCCGGCATGGTTCGGGACGGTGGACTGAACCTGCATGATAACCATGTCACCGGGCTGAGCGGGACCATCGTACTCACGGAAACCGCATTCCTGCCAGTTATCCATATAGAGGTTTTCACCCTGCTCCCACCAGTGGCGATCTACGCTGTAGTTGGGCAGTTCAATGCCGTGCTCGATGCGGAAATAGTCCATGATGAGAGACCAGCAGTCTGCATAACCGAGTACAAACTGGCGCCCTGTGAGGGGACGGTCTCCGCGAGGCATGACGGTGCGAATGTCACCCTCCGGCCACGATGCAATAATCCAGGGCAGTTCCGTGGCATCACACATCAGCATGTCGAGCTCGCTCGGCTGCGTTGTCGCCCCGTCGCCGGGATGGCTGTGGACGATCGCCACCACAGTGCCCTGCTCTTCGGCGGACGCATAATCCTCAGGATTAAGTTCAAATTGCTCAGTCGGCGACTCAGCATTATTTTTGCAGGGGATGTATTTCTCCACCCGCCCCTTTTGAATAACCACGCCACAACACTCCTCGGGGAAGGATGCGGCGGCATGCGCCAGAATGGCTGTAACTGTTTTATCACGCATGATTAGCCTCTCAGAAGTGAAGCGCCGGGGAACCCGCCATAATCCAGCTGTTCATTCTCACCAAAGCGAGGCTTACACCCGGTAGACAGCAGTCCGGAGCAAACATCCTGTGACGGATCATCTACGCGGTTACCGTCTTTATCGAACCAACCGTTTTGCCCGGCGTAGGTGCATCCGTTACCGGTTTTGTACCAGCCACGCATGCACCAGGTGCACATCGGCTGAATTTGCCGGGTCGGAATGAGCTGCCCGCGCAGATCGGCAGGGCTGGAAAGTTCAAACTCTACGGTTTCATCGTCTGAACCTGATTTGCGGTCGATGTAATAAACCTGTTTTCGCTCCTCACTGGGGTTCGCCGTCGGATTGCCGTCAGGGAAGTTTCTGGCGTCCAGGTAATGGGCGAAGGTGTCGTGGATAATCACCTTCGCTTTGGCCATACCCTGAAATCTTCGGCATAGCGCGCCAATCGTACCGCTGATGTTAGCGACGGTGAGAGATGGCCTTGAACTCTGGCCGTCACTGCTGACAGATATACCGGTCAGTTCATAAGGCCACGCGCCATACTCCTCCCCCTGCCACCACACCGACTTCGGCTCGATCTTCGACTCGTCGCCGTCTGCGGCGATGATTTCCGCCTCGGTATGCGGGATTGTCTCGTTGTGAAAGCGAAGAATACCGGCGCCGAACGCTGAACCGTCCACCTCAATCAGGCGGACGCGCTTACCCGGTTCCAGTTTCTGGACGTCAGATGAAATGCTCATGGATGGTATGCCTGTGTGAATGTACTGCTGAGGGTGTATTTCTTGTTGCCGTGGGTAGATATCTGGAAGGACTCCGCGCGCCATAAGCCTGAGGGCTCAAGCGGCGGTTTCCAGATAAATGACTTCCACCCGGCATGCCTGCTCAGAAAGGTTTTAATAGCCTGAATATAATCCTCGTCGCCGGTAAAGCTCACGCTCCACTGAGGAGTTACAGGGTTGAAACCATCTCCGGCCACCTGCGCATAGCCATCGCCAAACTGCGCTTTTCGGGTACGGAAACTCGTATCAACCTGAGAGGAAACCTTTGGGCACCAGTTGAAGGTTTCGACTGCCATGGTTAAACCCCCTTGATTAAACGCCACAGAGGCGATCCCGGCGTGCTGGCCTGTTCGTTAATGACGCCAGTGATGGCATCCTTCAGCTGCCTGCCGGCTGCACCAGCGGTTCCCTGACTGGCCGCCTGCGGTGATCCGCCCTGAATATTGATATCGCCGAAGTTAACCGAAGGCACACCGCCAGAAACCTGAGGAGCACCAACTGCCCGAACGCCCAGCGAACCATCAGCTGCCCGAGTGAGCGGCATAATGGCTTCCGGGCCTGCCTCGGCAAAAACCCCCGCACCTTTGGCAAAGGCAAACAACTGAGGCGTCTGAAAAACGCCATTGCTGTAAGCGCTCAGGGAAGGTGAGTCGTAAACATTACCCTTCGCGTTAAAGGTGAAGTTCGCTCCAGCGTTCTGAATTGCAGTACCGCTGCTGGCGGTAGCGGCTGACGAGGCACCAAAACTGAACAGGGAGCCAATTGAACTGACGCCGTTTGCAACAGCCATATTGACCAGAACGTTCTGGATAATCTTCAGCACGCTGACGCCCCAGTCCTTCCAGCTATCAACGTTGCCATTGAGCATGTCGGTGATCGTGGTGACCGCGCCCCCCATAGCCTGCTTCATGCCGTCAGCGGCCATGGAAGAATAATCCGTAGCTTCGTCCACCCAGTTCGCATAACCTTCTGACAAACCCGTCATCCAGTCGTCACGCTGTGCATCAGAAGCTGCGTAATATCCCTCCTGGTCGCGCAGGCGCTCTTCGAGGTAGCGCTTATTGAGTGCCAGCCCCTGCTGATAGAACGTCTCGTCGATTTCACCAGCCTGGCGCTGGCGGAGAAGATCGGTATTCTTCTGCTCGAACTCCTTACGCAGGTTGAACTGCTCCTGAAGTCTTTCCCGGAACCGGGTTCCCTGCCCGTAACCCAGCAGTTGCGCTTCATTAGCTGCGCGGGCGCTGGCGTTACTGTCGGCAAGGTTGGCTTCGTAATTTCGCAGTTGCTCACGCAATTTAACCTGATCAATAAGCGCAGCATTCTGCAATACCGTCTTTTTCTGGGCTTCTGTTAAAGAAGCAAGCTCCCCCTGGCTGACCTGAAATTTAACCTTCGCCAGTTCGTTATTCTGACCCTGTAGCGCGATCTGCTCTTTTTGCTGCTTAATTAGGCGCTTATAGACATCCTCTGTTTTCTCGCCTTCGGTTTTACCGCCCTTCGCCTTAGGTTTGTTGGCCTCATTATTTCGCCATTCCGTCAGGCCGTTATTAATCAACTCCTGACGGCCTGTCTGGAATTGCGGGTCACTTGTTAATCCCAGATCGTCGGCGGCATAACTCAGCCGTAAACGCTCTTTTGCCTCGCCCTTGAGACGTGATAACTCCAGGTCACGGCGGCTCTTTTCAAGAGCATCGGTTTGCTTTTTATCGAGATCAGCCTGAGGAAGTCTGAGCGGAACGTTAGCCAGTCCCTGGCGAGCCATAAGGAGTTGATTGCCTAACCCAAGAAGTTTATTAAATTCAGTATGCTGCCCATTCATCATAATCAGTGAATGATATACAGCATTCTGGCGCCAGGCTTGCTCACGTATCAAATCGTTACGACGCCGCTCTATTTCTTCGAGGGCCTGCTGAATTCCGCGAGACTTATCTCGCATATCATTCAATTTCCCCTCTTCAACCGCGAGTTGATCAGTAACAATCGCGATAGCCCTTAAAATATTGGCATCGTTCTCGCTGGTAATGCCAGGCTTACCACGGGAGGCATTAAGATCGTCAATTTGAGACTTCAGGTCACCAACCTTCCTTGCTTGCTCATCAATCAGACGATTTTGCTCGACAAGGGCTCCAACAGTCCTACCACGGTTGTCATCCGTTTCCGATAGGGACATGCGAGATGTTTTCTCTCTAATATCGTCAATTTGACTGGCATACTCCTGTGCAGAACGACGAGCCTGCTCCTGATTCTGATACATCGCATACCAGGCGCCTGCTCCCAGCATCACCAGACCAGGCACGCCGCCAATCAGGCCAAGCGCACCACTCATCAGCCGAGTACCGACAGATGTTACGCTATTGAGATTGCTCTGAGTCGAGACGCGGTTTGCAAGGTTCCTGTCTCTGTCTGCCTCCGCAGAAGCCAGTCGCCTTTCAGCAATAGCTTGGGCATCGGAATTTTTGGCGGACACCAGCCCTGCCTTTGCTCGATCTAGTGCGGCTCTGGCTCTTACTTTTTCTGTAGCGGTTCCGCTAGCAAGGGCTGAAGTGAGCCTAGATTCTGCGGCGGTGACTTTTGCTTCCGCTGCCGCAATTTTCTCTTGCTGAGCAGCCTGAACTTCTGCGCTCTTTGATCTTTGGACAGCTTGATGTGCCCGGTATACTTCAGCCCTTGAAGCTGCAACAGCAGACTGAGCCGCTTTATCCTGCGCAACAGCAAGTGCGACCTCTGACTTAGCCGCAGAAATTAGCGCGCCGGTTGCGCTCGTGGCGCTAGTTACTACTCCACTGAGATACCTTGCCAGCCCAACACCAACAAGCGCACCCGCCACTGTTGTGATCGTGGACATATTGTCTGCAACATCACTCAGTGCGCCACTTACTGCCGATGAGGTAAATGAATCAAGCGTTTGGGCAACCCCGTCCAGGCCACCAGATAGCGCATCGGTAGCACCTGTAGCCTGGTTGACACCGCCAACCCATGCCATGAACGAGTTTGTGACTTTTTGCAGGGATCCGGAAACTGTTTGCGGCATGCTGGCAAACTCACCCTGTAATGAGCCCAACTGGCTCATTAATGCAGGTACAACCTTATCAATCGTAAGTTGCCCCTGGTCAGCCATGCTCTTCAGGTCTTTTCTGGCCACGCCCATTCCGGCGGCAAGTGCGCGAATAACACGATCACCTGCTTCGTTAACGGCGTTGAATTCTTCACCACGAAGAACGCCTTGTGCGAGCGCCTGACTGAACTGAGTGATAACAGAACTCGCCTCCTGAGTGTTAGCCCCAGAAAGCTTAAGACCGGTAGAGACAGCTTCTGTAATTTTCAGAACTTCGTCAGAGCTATAACCGTACTCGCGCATTGAGGCAGCTGCGCGAGAAAAAAGGTTTGCGTTATCTGAAAATGCCGTGCCGGTTCTTTGGCTTATTTCCATTAACTGCCGCTGAGAGGCAGCAAAATCATCAGCAGAAGATGAGGCCTGCTTTAGACGAGCGTTTACTGAATTCCACTCATCGGCAATCTGAACAAGTTTACCTGTCGCAAAGGCAGCTGTAGCAGCGGCTGCTGCTCTCCCTACTGATGCAAATCCATCAGTCAAATCGGATAGAGCCCTTTCGCTCTCACGGGCGGCGGCGGCGGCCTGTCGTCCACCATTTTGCATGGTGCGGTAATAATCCTGCCCCATACGTGAGGCGCGGGAAATTTCCGTCTGGAATGACTGCGAGTTAGCGGAAATTTTGATTATTAACTCACGTAAGGTTGCCATCAGTTTTCTCCAGGCGAAAAAAAAAGCCCATTAACGGGCTTTTTGTTGTGATATAAATTTCATGGTTTGTCTAAAAACTCCCTCAGAGCTTCCGATTTATTGCAGGAATCTTCATTAAAAGCCATCCCTGCCTCTTTTTGCTTTTGACAGAAATAGTAGTAGTCATCGTTTGTTTTTATATAGCCCATGAATTTAAAAAAAGCTTTTTTACATAATTCAGGATTTGCATGTTCAGAACAAACCGTAGACGTATAGCTTTGCAACTCATTTGGTTCTAATGGAGACAGTGTTTGAGTTGCACTTGATGCGCAACTGAAACCACAAAATAATACAAATAGAACTAATTTTTTCATTTTCTTCACCAAATCATAAAAAAATAATCCTATTATTTTGCGGTTCATTTGTCACTGGGTTGCAGCAGTGAGTGCAGCCTCAAGCCCTGCAAACGGGTCTTTTGGTGCTGATTGCTCGTCACCACCCCAGCGCAGGATCGCATCGTCCAGCGGTACTTTTACCCCCTGTGATCCGTAGATGGCAGAGACGAGCTGGGCGGCCTGAATGTCCCCGCGAATATCGCCAACCGGACTTTGCCTGTCGTACTCAATCCACATCAGAAGCTCGCTTGCCGTCATGTTCTGCCGAAGTTCTGATAGCGTGCGCCCCATCCGGAGCGCAAGCGACATCAGAAACTTTACGCCGGGGGTTGAGACTTTTCCCGCGCTTCGTCCGCGTTGTTAATCAGGTCAAGCGCCTGTTTGAGCAGGCGTGAGTGGACAGGTCCGTAAATTTCACGCACCTGCTCTTCTTCGTCAACGCTGAATACCGGTTGCTTATCGGTATCGCACAGGACGTCAATGAAGAGCACCACGTCAGCGCAAAGATTACGGTGCGCCTTTTCCGATACCGACATATTTTCATCGTCGGCACCCGCTTTCACCACCTCCTGCCAGCGCAGCCAGGCTTCACCTGACGGCTCACGGAGAACCACTTTTACGCCTTCCCACTCAGGAACAGAGACCGTCTTATGACGAAAGCCCGACATCTTAGCCAGGGCGAGGTTTTTAATATTCTTCATGCAACCCCTCAGGAACCAGATTCGATGTTTTCAGGCTTACCTTTCAGGCGCAGGGAGAACGTTGCCGCCACGACGCCGTTGGTACCGGAAGACCAGGTGTGCTGGCGGATTTCAGCCAGGAACTTAAAGCCCTTGCCGGACGGGAAAATCACCTGGAAAGCGTAGGTCGTATCGTTGTCATACGCATCACGCAAGGCATCCTGCGCCGGATTCTTGTAGAAGTTTCCGGACAGAGAGATTTCTGACGGAGAAGGCAGGCCGTTGATGTTCTCCTGCTCGGTCGAGCAAAGCGTTGTTACGTCGATATCCTGCTTCTGTCCACCGGTGAACTGAATTTCTTTGATGGTGCAACTCAGATCGAGGAAGGTTGCGGAATCCATCGTTTCTTTGGTGGCTGGCAGGGAGGAAATAAGGATCTTTGTCAGCTGCGATTTTTCATAAAGTGCAGACATAGCTGTCTCCTGGAAAAAGAAAACCCGCCATCAGGCGGGTTCGTTGGGTGAATTAATTGTCAGGGGGTAACTTTAAAATCCAGGGTGGCACGGTAGAGCCGAAAATCTGGCTCGTAACCGGGGATTTTTACCACCTCTGTAGGGTTTAACGGCTTAAGCGAAGCGAGCGCCAAATCTCTCAGGGAGCGTGATTCAGCGATCGAAGTGGAATACACATCGACCTGAACGGAAACCCTGCTCTCTGCCTGGCCACACAGCACGTCAGCGGAAACATCATCGACGATGAAAAAAATAATCCAGGGTGGCGAGACAGACGGCTTTCCGTCACTACCTAATGGTGCAACGTAGGGATATACCCGTCCTTGCGCCAGGGTAGAAAGCAAGGCGTAGATATCATCTTCATTCACTTGCTCAATACCTCATCAATAGCCTGATTCATTCTGGCAATAGCGACGCTGGCGGCCTCTTCCTCGCGCGTATCGTAAGCGGGTCGCACAAAAGGATGCGCAGGCATGTTGGCCGTTCCTATTTCAACGAATCGCCAGTAAAAGGCGTTTCTCGGGTTATTCGCCTTCATCGTGTTATCGCTGTTGCCGGTGCGCGGGTTAACGCCACGAATATGGACGCCGGAAGAAATTTCCCCGCGGCGGCGGCTTTTTTGGGTAACCACCACCACGTTTTTTTTCAGTTTTCCGGTGCGTACCGGTGCGCGGGCGATCACCTCTTCCTTAAGCACTTCGGCGCCAGCGCGCGTGGCATCACGCAGGACCTTGTTGTTTTCAGCGCGGCTAAGCGCCTCCAGATCCTTTGCTATGTCATTTAACCCGGAAAAATCGAGGCTCGTCTCAATCATTTTTCGATCCCCTGCTTACAAAGAATTTCGAGCTGAATACCGCGAGAATCAGGTATCGGTGGACCAACGATATTCAAAATGGTCCCTTTGAACGGGCCAGTCATAACCCTGAGTCTGGACGCAGCAGTTATATCGTTACGAAATCGAGTCCATACCCTGATAGTGGCTACGGCCGTTTCTGCACCAGCGGCTACTAACTCACGCCCACTGATGCCCTTAACTTCTGCCCAGGTTTCTGCGCCGTCATGCCACGTTTCAACAGGCTGACCAGAAGGGTCTCTGGATGTTGTTATGTTCTGAATAACCACCCTGTCTCTCAGTCTTCCGGCCTGCATAAACCCTCCTACACCCCGTAAATTCGGTATGGCTGAAGCAGGGCTTCAACTGCAAGCGGGACCTCTGCAACGGTTTGCCCGATGGCAACGGATTCCCGGTTTGCATACCAGTGACCGATAAGCAGTAGCATGGCTGCCTTCACATCATCATTGAGCAGGATCGGGTCCGGGTCGTCAGCGTAGCCAGGGCTGCTTTCCTTTTCATAGAGCGTTCTCCGTGTCCATGTCTGGACGTACCGGGCCGCCGCACCTGTGTAAATCTCCAGCAGAGCATCATCACCCGTAAAGTCGGTATCAATGCGGCAATGCTGTTTCACCACATTCTGATCAAGCATTTGTTTGCCCCGAAAAAAAAGCGGCCCGAAGGCCGCAATAGTTATCAGCTACCCGCGCCGGTGCTGAATGAACCGTACACGAACGCCTCAGGGCGTTTCACAGCCAGCGCCAGACGTTCTTCGCAACGGATGGTGATCATGTTTTTCTCGAAGTCGTCGGCGTTCTCCGTGGAGATAACCACGTTCGCATCTTCGCGGTCGAAGATTTGCGCACCAGCGTTAAATGCACCGGTCAGGAATTTACCCTGGAAGGCTGCCGCTTCCGTTGCAACAACCGGCAGGCCCCACAGAGTCGGACCAGTCAGCGCCGCAGGGTTCGCCAGAATGTAACGACCCAGGCTGTCTTTGGTCAGCTCGATCCGCGCCCAGTCAATGAAGTGAAGAACATGACCAGACGCCGGGAAGCGTGCCAGCTGTGCCTGCAACATTGCCAGACGCAGATCGTCAATCCCGCTCTGCTGTTCGACAGTGAACGCCGGATTGAACGCTGACGCCTGAGGAACGATGCCGTGCAGATGAACGCCGGTACCATCACCGAAGAGAATTTCCTGCTCTTCTGCATACTTCAGTCCGTAGCGCATTTCGGCATCAACGGTGGACTGCAACTGTGCGAAGTCATCCAGGATCTGCTTTGAGGCTTTGAACAGGTGCGCGATGGTGCTGACGCCAGTGATTTTCGGCGTGAACTCAATTTCGCTGTATGGTTTCTGCGTATTTTCAGGAACCACTTTCGCGTTATTGGTAAAGCCTGTCTGCTGCACCCAGAAGATAGCTGAGGAGGACGTACGACCAGGAGCGATCAGATCGCGGATGAACAGGCGCTGTTTCGGTGCAGTATCAATACCCGGCAGGCGTTGTGGCTCCACAACACCATCAGGCACATCCACCGAAGTCAGAGCGGCCTTAACCGGGATGCTGATGCGCTTACCGCCTTCCACGCTGGAAGCAAAAGTTTTCAGAGCTTCAGCGGAGATCACCTGGTGGCCAACGGACTCGACAACCTGTTTCGCGTTTGCCAGCGGCATCTGGGCAACATGTTGCTCCAGTTCGCCCATTGCGGTCTTCAGGGTTTTTTCAGCTTCACGCAGCGCGTTGAACTCAGAAGCCATTTTATCAACGGCAGCTTTTGTTTCTTCTGACAGCCTGCCTGACTTCTGCGCCTCTTTGAGTGCATCTTCTGCTTTCTCGTTGAATTTGCCGGTTGCCTCTTCAATGCTGGCAGTGACTTTTTTCAGAATTTCGTTTACTTCAGACATAAAAGGTCCTTATTTGACTAACGCCGCAAGAGCGCTTTCAAGTGAATTGAGGGTTTCAGGTTTGATATCTTCGGCAGCGCCCGGCGTACCGTCGTTGGTGGTGACAGCGCCAGGCATGCCACCGGATAAGGCTTTAATGAGTTTTCTGCGCTCAGAGCGCGGGGTGTTGGTTTTAGCCAGCAGCGCATCAAGCTTGCGAAGCGCGGCCGCGGGTGATTCATCGCCATCACTGACCGCATCAGCAGAAAGCAGGCTGTCTGCCAGTCCCTTCGCCACAGCGTCACTGCCACCGATATAACTCTCGGCGTCCATCAGTTTCTGAACGGCTGCCATATCAAGGCCGGAACGCGCCGCGTAGATGTCTGCCATAGCGGTATCGAACGGCTCAAGAGACTGTGCCAGTTCCGCAAAGTCATGGCGGTTACCCATCGCGTAGACCCAGCAGTTGTGGATCATCATGAAGGCACCACGACCGATCTGAATATCATCCCCGGCCATCGCAATGACCGAGGCGGCGCTGGCGGCAATACCGAGCACCTTCACCGTCACACGGCCTTCGTATTCACGCAGAAGGTTGTAGATGGCCAGGCCTTCAAACATGTCACCGCCAGGGGAGTTGATATTGACCGTGACGTCGGCGCCATTCATCGCCCGTAGCGCACCGGCGATACGTTTGGCTGTTACGCCTTCACCCCAGTAGTCCTGCCCGATCACATCAAAAACAGAAATACTGTTGTCGTCGGTGGCCGCAGCTTTGATCCCGCCATCCCAGCGGTCCAGTGCGGACGGTAATGTTTCACAGGTAAGGCGCGCGCAGGGGCGACCCGCCGGTGCTGCCGGAAGTTGTTTTTTGCTCATCAGGAAAGTGCTCCTAAGCGGCCTGTTTCAGCGGAGATTGTTCAAAGGAAATATCGGGGAATACGTGGTTATGCAGTTCTCTCAGGGCCAGAGCCTGAACAGCAGGATTGCTGCTTTCGAGATTTTTCAGTTGCGTCAGGTTGAGCTGAACGGTGTAAATGTCACCCCCTTCAATCGGCGGCATATTCTCAAGACGGCGCACGTCATTGCGGGACATCCACCCATTCTGGAGCGCGCTGGTATAGTACGCAGCACGGCCCGCGCTGTCGGCGCGCAGCAGTCCTTCTACAGAGAACTCCGCGAACACCTCATCATCGCTGTCCAGCAGGCACCGTCCTATTTCCTGCTCTATGTTCACCAGCAGGGGGCGCAGGGTGTGCGTCAGGAACTGGAGGTTCATGCCCTCCAGACTGGATGCCCAGCTGCTTTGCTTCGTGGTGTGACCGACCATGAAAGGCGGAACGCGAAACCAGCGGCAGATCTCCTCAATGCTAAAGGCGCGGCTTTCGAGCATCTGAGCATCTTCCGGGTTCATGGTTACGCCCTGGTACGTCAAGCCTCCCTCAAGCACCATGATTTTCCCGGCGTTTTTTGAGCCTGTAAACGCCGCCATGTAACCGCGAAGTTTTTCACGTTGAGTATCATCCAGGGCTTTATCAGAAGAGAGAAACCCTGAACTTTGCAGGCCCTGTTCGAATATCTTCGCCGCGGACTCTTCAACCGCCATTGCAGAACCAATCACATCCCGGCCTGTTTTCATCGGCATCATGCCGCAAACACCGTCAAGACCGAACCCGCGAATGTGCATGATGTTTTTGACGGGAATGACTCTCTCGTTACCGTTTTCAGTGTATTTGTATTCCAGCGCCCCGGTCGTGAGACGTTTAACCACCATGTTCTGCGGCAGCAAAGGCACCAGCGAAACCAGGCGGTTTGCGATGAATTTCTTCTCAATGAAGGCGTTCCCGCGCAGGCAAATACTGGCGACCACCATCAACATAAAGCGTGATGGTGTCATTTCTGAATTGGGTCGGCGGCACAGTATCGAATAGGCCGGATGATCGGTTGCCGCTTTACGCGAACCGTCAGGCTGTCGAACGTATATTTTCAGCGGAAGGGTTGAAATAGACTCGCTTAACAGTCTTACGCATGCCCACACAGCCGATAGCTGGATGGCTTTATCGGCCGTTACCACCTTTCCGCTGCTGCTGGTACCAAACCATTCCTCCCAGAACGTGCCGGTAGTCAGGCTGATAGGCACACCAAGCCAGTTAAGCAGAGCACTTTTAACCCTGCCTGGCCGTTTGTTTTTTTTCATCAGAAACCTACCATGATGGGATTATTGAAGAATCCGGAGAGATCCTGCTGGTCGTTGCCACCGTTAACCAGAACGCGGCTCATTGCTGTGAACAAGGCCGCAGGGCCATCAATTTTGGCCTCTGGTGTGGACTTATTCGGGAAAATGTTCTCGTTCCGGTCAGGTTTGACGGTTACGTTGGACATCATCCAGTTCATCACCGGGTGATCGCTGTGATGGAAGCGGCCACCGTATACCAGCGCTTCGACCTCTTTCATCGCCTCAGAGAAATTACGAACCGTCTGCGGAACTTCCACCAGCGGCAACCCTTCTTCTGCCAGCGCAAGGCTGAACTGCGTCGCACTCCACGGGTCGAAGCCAATTTCTTTCAGGCTCTCGCCAGCTACCCACAGCTGTAGCTCTTCCTTAATCTGAGCATGGTCGATTACATCCCCGTCGGTAAGGATCAGCTTGTCCATCCCGGCCCACTTACGATAGAGCTCTGCCATCTGGCGTGAACATTTCTCAAGGCGTCCTTCCGGTAGCCAGAATTTGAAATCCGCATGAACGTGGCCATCTGGCGCGCGCCAGACTTTAGCGGCCGCACAGATATCAATTTTGTTTGACAGGTCAACGCCCACCCAGGAGGGATAGGTTTTAAGTTCGTGCTGCGGGGCGATAAACTCGCATCTCTCCCATTTCATCATGTCCATCCAGGCTGACTCAGCGGTAACCCAGATATTCATGTGCTTGGTGAAAAAGTTAATTCTGGCCGAAACCTGCTCTTTCGCCTTTTTAGCCAGGCGGCGCAGGTCATCCCAGCGCTTACAGATACCCAGCCCCGGATTCGCCTTCTGCCAGACTTTTTCATCAAAGGGATCGTCACCTTCATCTAAGGTGTAGATGATGGCAAAAAACGTATCGTCTTTTACCAGCCCACGCAGCACCTTGATGGCGTAATCACGCAATTCGTAGCAGATGCCTTCTTTGTTGAAACCAGCGGTGGTGATACCGAAAAGCAGCGATTGCAGACGAGCGCCGGTTGCCGTCTCCAGAACGTCCCAGACGTCACGGGTTTTGTGAGCATGCAGCTCGTCGACGATGGCACAGTGGATGTTCAGGCCGTCGAGGTTGTTCGCATCTGATGATAAAGGCTCGAATTTGGAGGCCGTTTGCTCCTGGTAGATAGCGAGCTTGTTGAATTCGAAGATCCGCCCAAGCGTGGCTTTCGCCTTCTTGACCATATTTTTCGCGTCTTCAAAAACAATTCGTGCCTGGTCACGGGTGGTTGCAGCGGAATAAACCTCCGCACCGCCCTCGCCGTCGGCACCAGCCATATAAAGCCCCACGCCGGAGCAAAGTGTTGATTTGGCATTTTTACGGGCCACCTCAACATCTGCTGTACGGAAGCGCCGGACCATTACTGGACGACCGCTGCCGTCGTTACGCAGGACGGTTTCTCCCGTTTCTTCGTTAACCAGCGGGATAACGAAACCAAAAATATTAATCAGGATGAAAACGTGCCAGTCCATCAGCTCAATAGGCTGTCCTGCCAGCGCGCCTTTTACGTGAGGCACAAAATTATAGAAATTCAGAATGTGCTGCGCGCGCGGCTCACTGAAGAAAATACCGCGCTCTTCGCCATGTGCCAGATCGTCAAGAAAACGCTGACAGGCAAGGCGCACATACTCACAGGCAATAATTTCCCCCGCCACCACCCTCTCGGCGTAGCGGATGCCTTCTGCAACCTTAGCCATTAATCCCTCGCTTTCATAAACTCGGCCAGCGGGTCAACCGCATCAGGACCTTTTGCATTCACTTTCGTGCGGCTGGCTGGCGTCATGCCGAACTCACCAAGCATGGCACGCAGACGTTTCCAGGCATCAGCTTTCATGATGGCGGCGGGGTGAGCCTTGATCAGTACATCCCCGCTCTGCGTTTCGGTCCGGTAGGTGTAGCCCTCAACTTCAAGCGTGTCGCAGTGATGCCGGTATTCGGTATAAGCCTCAACCAGCAGCTCAAGGGCTCTGGCGTCCAGCTGAGACATCACACCGATAGCATCAAGCTCGTCGGCCATCCGTTTAAACCAGTATTTCCCCTGCTTATCGAAATGCTTCGGCGTTGGGGGTACCCCTGAAGGGGGTTTTGGTTCGTTCTCATTGATCGGGCGTTTTGATGGGTTACCCCTCACCAAACGTAGATGGGTCGGGGTTTTCGGTGGTCCAGACATAATCGAAAACTCCTATTAATCATCGAATGGGGGACCCCATAAAAAAGTTTTCTAACCTGCGGCGATGTGAAAAGAGGTTAGGCGGCGGTCCTTTAGGCTGATTCCCCTGAGGTTTTTACCCGCCCTCCCCCTTTGACCAAATATCTGGATGGCACTGATGATCCCTGATGCGGCGAACATGCGTGTGTGTAATACCGTAGCGCTTTGCAATTTCTACCAACGTCTTACCGGATTTCGCCTCTCGCTCAATACTCAGGATGATTTCAGGCTTCAATTTTGTTGCTACCGCTCGCTGTCCGCGCCGCAGGCAAGCGGCCGTTCCGTGCTGCATGCTGTCAGAAGTGTTCTCCTTTGGCGTTCCCCAAGCGAGGTTTGTTTTGCAGTTGTTCAGCGGGTTGCCATCCAGATGGCGGGTAATATGGGTGTCAGATGGCTTTGGCCCGACGAAGGCAAGCAACACAAGCTGGTGTACTTGCTTCTTCACTTTCGTATCATTGCCTGCTCCGGTGTTTACATTCACGTGCCAGTACCCGTTATGTAGACGCATCGACAGCTTCCGAACGCTACCTGAGCGGAGCGAGTAAATAAGACCATCTTCACTTGCCAGATATCCTGGATAACCGGGAATATCTTTCATCTGGGCGTGCGGAATCCCTGAACCATGTTTCGATTCAGTCATCTTCACCTCGTTACTTAATTTCTGTTCAGGCGTTCGCGTGCTGTCTTAGCTTTATGGCAGCCGCGGCAAATTGATTCCAGATTAGAGAGATCGTCAGTACCGCCTTGAGCTTTCGGCTTGATGTGGTCCACCGTCTCAGCAGGTGTATACCTTCCATTTCGCAGGCATTCCTGACAAAGGTGTTTGTCTCTGTCGAGAACGATTGGGCGCAGCCTGTCCCATTTGCTGCCATAGCCTCGCTGATGTCTGCTCTGTCCTCGCTGATGCTGCTGCCAGCCTTCGTTAAGGTGTTTGGGACAATAGCCTGAGCGGTCTGTGGTTGTGCCGGAGCAGCCACGCTTGCGGCATGCTCTCGGTATTAACGCAGGCATCAGGCTAACCTCCACGCCCGACGGCGTTCTGTTCGTGGCGCTGAGTCAGGGTGACGCTCAACAGGTTCACCGTCGGCATGATCCACCAGCGAGTAACATGGATAGATCACTGCTCCGCCATAAGCATCACCCACGGCATAATCGGCTGGCTTACTGCTGTCCCATCGATACAACACGCGCTCAATATGCTGGGGCGGGACGCTGTAGCAAACGCCGTGAATGAGTCTCGACAGCGTGATGTAATCAGCGCGAGTCTTATCAGCCACTATTAGCCGCTCAGCAACCTGCATCTGATACTGTGGCGGCCGCCCGGTACCGAGGTAAAAACTCAGCATGTGACACGGGAACCTCGCCAGCCAGACAGCAACCTGATCCTTAAACCCACGGACTGGCAGGGCGTCGTCCTCCAGCACCACTACCCTGCTGGATTGCTCAGCAGCCCATTGCAGCGCACGCCGATGATTCCAGTTCGCACCGTGGTTACCGTCATCAATCAGCAGATGAGCATCCAGCAGCGCAGCAAGACGTTGTGCTTGTCCCGTCCGGGTGTGATGGCCGACCACCACAAACTTAATCTCTTCAGCCACCAGCGAATCTCCAATAAAAAAGCCGCACGATGGCGGCTACTGTTTGAATATCAGGGTGTTGCTTCTCTTTAACCCTGGTTAAGGTAAGCATTCAGCCTGTCAGTGGTGGGACACTGGCGCACTCAGCACAGAGGGATGGCTGTTGACCTCTGTATAAGGAAATGTATGGATAGCAAAGAGCTTTTTGACAGAATTTTCACTCTCGAGTTACAGGTTGGATTTCTCATCCCTAAAATGATCAGAGCCATGGATAAATTGAGTGTGAATAATGGCGTTTCCACTTATCTGATCGCTGAAATGGAAAATCTCGTAAAAGAGCTTCCTAACTCCGCAGCCTCTCATGATGAGAGATTTCTCAATGCCGCCAGGGATGCTCTGGCAACGGTGAAGCGCTCTTTAGACCAGCCGCCCAGTCAAGAATAGATTCTTTTAATCGGTCTAACATAAGCGTCTCATTTTTGTCGGGGACGCTTTTCTTTACCAGCTTAACCACGTTTTCTTCGTTAGACATGCAAACTTCTCCTTATTTATGTTTAAACCAGGCGAACTCCTTACCGATACCTTCAGACTTAAACACTGTGTGGATGCGCGGGCCGGTGATAATGCGATCGCCAAAAAACTTAGCGACAATACCGAAAGCCAGCATATCGCCCACCGCGGCGCCAGCCTGTTCTTTCTTCCAGAAACGATAACTCTCGATCCGGTAATAAAGACGGATGATGCCGTGAGCGAACGCCATTACATCAGCGCGGGTACCACCCAGCAGCCCAGCGTTAAGCATCACATCGTTGCGGTGCGCTTCGATAAACTCCTGATAGATGCGCTCCGGATGATTCTGCTTTGCCCAGGTGTCGGCGTAGGTCTTTGGTTCTGAACCGACGTACACCTTCCCCGGTTCCATTTCTTCCCACGGCGCGCGAAGCATTTCGACATCGGTACCATCGGTACACCAGACGAACCGGTATTCAGGGTGTTCTCGCAGGTGCTGCCAGATGTGCAGCCAGCGACGGAAGTAGACATTCATCTTCACGTCAGGTACGAGATACAGCTCAACATCGGCCGGGGCCGTCAGTAATTCATCCACCAGCGCTATACGCCCACACTGGCGAAGCGAGGCCGCCCATTTGCTCAGCATGTCAGGCGAGGCCGTCATTTTCGTGCCGCGCTGAGGGTCAGGCTGGCTGGTCAGTAACGTAGTGATAACCACGTCGCGCTGACGCCGATATTCAACATAACCGGTAAAGCCGGTATCACGTCGTTCATTGTGGATCTTCACGTTACGTTCCACCAGCGCCTGTCGGTCGGGACGCGGTACCGAACGCTCTACGGCTTCATGCTCATCGAGAGAATGGATTAGCTTTTCTGAACCAACCACATCACCGTAAGCCCACGTCGTCAGTCCAGCGTTATGGATACGTAGCGCCAGGTCACTGTGTTCATACATACCACGGCCGTATATCGGATCGAATCCACCTACTTTCTCAATGGCGCTGCGGTGGTAATACAGCATCACGCCGCGCTGCCCGGTGTAAGCGATGTGCTTATCATCCCGGTACAAAACCGCCATATCGTTCAGCTTATTCGTGCCAGTCAGATCGAGAAACTGGTAAGCCAGGTGTGGTTCGGGTGATTCGATGTATGGCAGGTGCCAGTTATCAGCGATGGGCCAGGCGTCATCGTCCCAAAGGAAAAGATGCTCACACCCGGCGTCCATAAGCGCGGTTAAACTGGCGTTCTTCGAAGCAACAATGCCAAGTGATGTTTCATGGCGACGCAGCTGCACGCCGTCTGGTACTACGGCGGCAGGTTTAGAGCCGTCGTCGATAACCACCACCAGCGCCCCGGCGGGCAGATGTTTATTGTGCTGCTCAATGGCGCGCTTTAAAACGTCTGGCCGGTTGTGGGTGGTAATTGCAATGCCAATCAGTGGCGCTGAAGCGCAGGCAGGCACATACGGGACACCATCTATAGTGACCTGCATAATTTCTCCAGTAAGGGATTGTCGGCGGCGAATGATTACTTCACCACACCTCTATTGAAAATGATTATCATTTGCAATAAGATTGTCCTGTCGGTTATGCAGTGACCGATAATTATTCTCTCCAGTTCAACCGCCGCCTTCGGGCGGCTCTTTCGGAGTCATATGGTCGCTAAAAACAAAAAGCATTGCCGACGGATAGCTCGTTCGTTCTTCAGCAAGAATGTTCCTGAACTTGTGCTTCAGCCACCCACACCGAATAGAACGCAGGAATATGTTTCGGTGACATCAGACAAAGGCTCTCTGCTCATCCATCTGGTGCCTAAAGAAATTTATTGATATGTCAGGCTCACAGCTGAAAGACTTTCTTTGATGTGCGCGTGCGATGCGCATAAAAAAGCCCCGCTATTGCGAGGCTCTGGTTTGTTTCTGGCAGTTAGCCTGCCACGCTTTGTTGTGCGTCAGGATGTCTTTCTTTGTCTGGCGTTCCAGCACATCCCAGTCGTGCGCTGTACCGTAGATGGGTTTAACCCAGTCGCACGCCGTATCGACTACCTCAACCCTTACGGGTCCAGTTGTCCCGCAGCTCACGATCAACATCGTCGCCAGGCATATGGTTAACAGTCTGCTGTACATTGCTGGCCTCTTTCGTTGCATCTACCCGGCGTTCGGCTGCTGTGACCGTTGCCGCTGCGTTATCTTCAGTGCGTTGCTGGTCGGCTTTAGCCTCTGCTTTGCTTGTGCCGCGGATATGCCCCAGGCCAAAAGCGCCAGCAATGGCAGCGATGACTGCCGCGACAATGCCAATAATCGTCTCAAATCCCATAGTGTCCTCACACCAGCACGGATTTCGCCAGGTTAAACAGCGCACGGCGTTTATCCAGCCCGTTTCTGCCGCCATTGATTAGAAGCGTCACGCGCTCCACGTCGCCGGAATGAAGCAGGCAACCGCGGGACACATAAAACCATGCTGCTGAGCGCGCGGCGTATTCATCCTGTTCAAGCAGCTCCGGATGGGTAACAAGGTCAAGTTTTAGAGCATGACCACAACTGCGGTAGTTGCTCAGGCCGGTAACCTGTTTCAGCCCGCGACCGCGATATTTCCAGCCATCACCAGCGACCTGATTGCCAAGGTGTTCTTTTCCCCACTCACCACCGTATACCAGATTAGCGATCGCTTTCTGGTTTGCCGATTGCGTTGCAGTTCTGCCAAGTGCGGCGGCCTGCTGGGGAGTGATGCGGTGCCTGCCGAATGTGGGCACCAGGTTTTCTGCCGCATAGTTCAGGTTTTCCACCAGCCGAGTGAAACCGCCGGACTCATGGCCCATCTGTGCGATGAACATGGCCTGATCGAGCGGCGCAGTAATGCCGAATTCCTTCATGGCAGCGTCGATGTTGTTAAACCAGCGCATGGCCATCCCGGCGCTAATGCCAGCCGCCTTTTGAAATTGTGATTGGTTCATTATTGCCTCAGTGCATCAACCAGGCGCGCCACGTTTCCCCGAGCCCAGAGAACGGCGGCGCATATCAGGACGTTCACCAGCACCACGAACCAGTGCGATTCATGGTACAGGCCGAACAGGTAACGGAAAGGGACGCTGGCGTATACCAGTACCGTGAAATAAGCCATCAGCGATATCAGAGGGCGATGTCTCGCCCCGCCGCGCTGGTAGAACATCAGTGCAATAACGATAACAGCAGAGATAATTGCGTTTGCCATCGCACTCGGATCACTTGTTACCATTGCTGGGCCCTCCACCACGTAAACGCGAGAGAATTCCAAACAGGCTACCCAAATCCTGACTGTTGACGAACGTCAGCAGCTTAATAGCAATAGCGGCTACGATTACCGCGCCCAGCGCATCAAGTGGCCTGTCGCTATACCCCGTCCATTTGGAGAAGTAAGAGCCAAGCAGTGGCGCGCCAATGACGCCGAAGATGAAAGAGGTGATGAAGTAGCCCACCAGCTTAAGGCGGCTGATATTAACCGCCGTAGCGACGTAGAACACTGCACCAGCGAATGCGCCAAACACCACACCGTAATCTATGCCGGTTGCCAGGCCGAACATGCTGGCTCCCATCAGACCACCAGCCGCTACCGTAGTGCCAGAAACAGGATCGGACATTTAGCCCCCTCTTATTGCCGTGAGTCCTCTCAGAACGAGGGGAAACAAAAAAGGCCGCCCGGAGGCAGCCCTTAAAATAAAAAACCCGCAGCAGTGGCGGGTTTATGTTTTGATTTGTTGCTCAGTACGCTTTACTGTCCCGAGCCTAGCACAATTTAAGCACTTTCTTGCTCACTCCGCAACTTAAATTTGTCGCTATTTGTGCCGAATGCGTCACAAAGTGGTGCGTAAAGGATCGATTCTGCAAGACTGACCCATGTATCAATGCGACGGCGGCACGTGATGAGGGTCCAGTCGGGGTGTTTTGAATTAAGCTCTTTAGCCATCTGGAGTTTGCTCTTGCGCAGACGATGACGATCAACAATCACGCCATACAACCCTCGGTATTCTTCATTCATAAGCACTGCGGCAATAACGCCGTCAATCTTTAGCCCCTCCTCGTCTGAGCAGAACGCCAGGCCAGTTTTGTTTTTACTGTCGAGAATTTCACGCAGGTATGCTTCCAGCTCGGGTTTGGTGATGCCGGATTTCTTCATGCGGCGCAGCGCATCGTTGATCGCGGATTTAGTTATTTTCCCGGATGCCAGCAGCTGGTTGAACATGTTTCCGCCCGAGCCACCACCGATATAAGACCAGCGGCCCCACATGCGGAGCTTTCCCTGTACCCAGATACTTTCGAGAGTGCGAAGGCGAACCAACTCGCCGGATTTGCCTACTTCTGAAGGATTGATCATTTGCGTCTCCACTTACGCCAGTACGCCGATTGCCAGCGCACGATCTAAAAACCGAAACAGCAGCGTTAACTGGTCGCCGTATTTCGCTTCAAATGCCACGGGATCAGCGTGTAACTCGTCGTGATGCGCTCTGCACAGCGGTATCACAAACAGGTCATGCGCCTTAGTACCCATTCCACCCTGCCCGTGGCCAATCAGGTGGTGGGGGTCGTCTGCCGGATTATTGCAGCAACTGCACTGCTGCGACTTCACCCAGCGGGTGTATTTCTCGTTTTCCCAGCGTCGGCGCTTTGGCCTCAGCATGAAAGATTCCGGCGTTTCAGGATCGACCTTCACCGCTACTATCTTTTTTGCCTTCTCCTGAAAGATTTGCGTAGCCGGTAAAGACGGGACAATGTCGCTCTCCCTCATCACTGAACTGTGTTGTTCTGGCTTGATCCTGAGTGCCTTACTCGCCACTGATTCAGGAACAAGGTCAGCCAGATCGTTACGTACCATCCACCAGCAGAACTCAGGAAGCGAAAGAGTGTGGTCAGTGCTGAAACCTAAATCAATATTCACCCTTTCCAGAAGCCATTTTACCAGGTTCTGCATGGCAATTCCTGCCAGTCTTTCAGTGGTTTGCTCACGTAAATGGTTATCACATGACCAACAAACACGAATGCTACCCGGAGCGTGGCGCATAACCGTAAAGTCACTGGCATGCCAGTCAGTGTGAGACCACTGACATTCAAATTTTCTCTCCAGCCAGGCATCAAGGCTACTCAATCCACCAGCTCGCTGAATGACCCTCTCGTTAACGAAAATAGCCTGCATGTGGGCATCGTCAGTAAGAGGCTGGTGGGCTTCAGGGATTATTCCGGACGGCAGATGCTGGATGGCTTCGGATGGTGGCTCAATAACTACCCTTCCCTGACGGAATAGCCAGAGCAGTTCGGTACCAGGACGGAACAGAACCACTCCAGACATTGGCGCAATTTCTGGTGTCAGTATGGCTCTCACGCAATTTGCCCCTTAGCGACATGTTCTGCCCAAAGTCCACCTATCCAGCGCACCCCTTTCGCCGTGAAACGAGACTGATTGAACGCATAGTTGGTCTGGTTGGTGGTCCCGGTCTTAACTTCAAATCGGCCTGCTTCGATGTGTTTACTCTTCGGAGTAAGCACGCGGTTCAGGCGGTACATGATGCCGTTCTCAATGAGGAACATCGCGAACTCTGGTTCTTTTGCGTTAAGGAGCTTGGCAACCTGCCGGAATGTCATTGAGCCGGTGGCTTTGACGTAGCGATCAACAAATTCAGCCTTTGGTGCGGCTATTGCCAGTTCTTCACTCAGACGTTGCTTCTGTTCGGCAAGGTCGGCGGCGAGGCGGAGTGCTTCAGGGAGAGTTTGAGGAACAACCATCCCGGCCCCGCTCTCCAGTTCCTGCCAGCGATCAACCAGGCGGGCAGTAAATTCCGGACACAGCTGCGCGACGATGACGTAGCTGTCTCGCTTATTAACTTCGTAGTAGTGGTAAACCTGCTGGTTCTGTGGATGGGTGTACTGCATTGCAGCATACCCCCCAATCACACCAGAATTCATGAGTCGCTCGATGGTCACACAAACATTGCTGTGGCGTGAGTCGACCAGTTTTGCAATTTCACGACTGGACATCGTTATCTGCTGACCCATCGCGGCGGCGTGGTGCGTCGGGCACATTACGGTGATATTCATCTGATTCATGCTCTTCTCCACTTATCAGGCGGCTGCACCCGCCAGAGGTTCATGTTTCTTGATCGATATCTCTACTCGTCCACCCGGTACTTTCGGTCCCCACTCCACCAGCATTCTCTGCACCTGGCTGTCATCCTCCCAAATGCCAGCATGCGTAAGCGCATCAAACAGAGCCTTGTTGTAGTTGTCGATGTCGCGGCGGCGGGCATCTGGCGGAAAGAGAAGGATCTCCACCGCAGCTGGTGATGATGATGGTTTTGGTAAGCAACGCAGTTGCTCAATGATCGCTGCACATGCCGCGCTCTGGTATGCCCTGCCCTTCTCGCTGATAAGATGGCGGCCTTTTAACGGCCCCTTGTTTGGGGCTCGCCAGTATGTGTTTACGCTTGGTGGGAACGGGAGCACCAGTTTCATAACGTCACTCCCTGTTTTTTCAGCCATTCAACAGCGTTATCTCTGGCCTTATCTCCACCGGATAGCAGGTCTTTGATGATCGTCACTGGATCTGCATCCCATTCCGTTTTGACGACGGTAATGCCCCTGGCTGCGCCAGGAGCAACTGTGATGTAACCCTTTTTCTTAAGTGACTTCACGTGCGCTACAGCAGCGTTCGGTGATGCGCAGCCAATTAATCCGGCAAGCTCCAGCATCGTAGGTGGGAAGCCAGCCTTTTCGATATGAACCTTGATAGCTTCGAACACTTCATTCTGACGCGGCGTTAATTCGATCATGACTCGACTCCATAACGCCCGTTCAGGCGTCCGATTACGCTGTTAAACATCACCAGGCTTACGCCCATCGGTTTAACCTTCTCGTGGTACTCCTTCAGGATCGGAGGCACTACGACATTCCAGCTTGGCTTTGGCTTCTGCTTTAGGGCTTTTTTGATGGCATCGTTGCATTGACGGGCTACATCACGCACAGCGTTCTCATGCTCGGTAGATAGCTTTTTCATGCGGCGCGCTCCTGTAGTTTTTTCATGGGAACGGCAACTGCCGGTATAAGCTCAACAGCTGGTGATTCAGATTGATTTCCCCAGTGGTCCCAGCCAGGCGCACCGCAACGGCTGAATAGTTCGATGCGTGAGACGTCACCGTAAAGCTTCTCCAGACGGAAACGCGCCTCTGCTGGCTTCTGGCTGTGCTCACCGAGTGGGCTGTAAATAACCTGCTTGATGCTGGCACACTTGCGTTCAAGTCCATTTCCCCTGGTGGCGATTAGCAGGTCTTCGGTATTGGCTCGGGTGTAGTTCCCGCCGTTCATGCGTGTTTGTACGTTCAACAGGTCGAGGAAGTCGTAAAAATCCTCCACACGCCCTGCCTGAAGTGCTTTGTTGATATGCTGCTCTGCCAGTGGGTTGAACTTCACCCAGGTAAAGCCCTTCATCGTGCGTACTTTAAAGCCCCACGCTTCAGCCAGTTCGATAGCTTCGCGGGTGTGGGTTCCGGTAAACCACATAGCCAGAACTGCATCATCGGCAGCCAGGTCCCAAACCGGTAAGCGCTTCATGTCGATCAGTTTCATCGTGTCGTAGTGATCTTCTGCTGCACCGTTACTGGCTTTGTTGTCATAAAGCCAGGCTGGGTCAGCGTAAATCAGTGAGTATTTCATCAGACATTCCTCGCTCGGCCAGCCAGACACCATGCATCAGAGGGTGCTTTCACTTTCGGCGCCATGCTCAGGCAACGCTGACGCTCAATCAGTATTTTCATCCGCTGCTCTTCGTTCTTAGAGCGATTGAAGGCATCCATCAGAACTGTGGCCGCACGCTGGTAGAGCCCTTTTTCAAACAGGCCTTGAGCCTTATTCATCATCGTGGTTACAGCTGGATTCGGAGCTTCTTCCTGTTCTGATACAGCTGGTTTATCAGCCCGGTTAATTTTCAGTGCAGAACGCCCCTCGCTAACATCACCACCTGGCGCTTCGGAAAAATACTGGTAGCACTTGCCGTTATGCTGGCGGGTTGCGCGATTCAGCTTGACCAGATGGCATACACCGCGCTGAACAGCATGAACGTCGTACTGTGGCATTGATGCCGCAATCTCTTTGTTCGTTAAGCCAGGATTAGCGGCGATGAAAATTTGAATATCTTTCAGAAGACTCATGAGTTCGCTCCTCTGAAGCCCGCCGGGACTTTGCTGTAGTCGGTGTTCTTGAAGCTGGATTTGAAGATTCCATCCTCACGCTCCCACTTCCCGTTAACACGCGCTGGCCTTCCGGCATTCGCCCAGTTGGTAGCGGACTTCAGGTAAGCTGGAAACTTCGTTGGCTGGAAAAGTGTCTGCGGGCGCAGGTAGGCCGCCATTGTTAAATCTTCGCTCCACTTGGCGTTGCAGTAGTCCACCACCAGCGACAGATCTTCAACGGTGAAGCCCTCCCCGATTCGGGCGCGAATGTTTTGCAGCGAGGTTGTTGAAACCTGATAGCGGGAGTTAGTCACCTGGTTCAGGTGAACCAAAACCTGTTTAGCCTGATCGGTGATCAACACATCACGGTCTGGTTGCGGCGCAACCGGACAAATAGGGTTTTTAATATCTGTAGTATTCTCTGTTGTATTCTCTGTAAGAACATCAGTGCAATTTGACCTGATGAGAGCGGTTCGTTTTGACCCGATGGAGCGTTTCACATTGACCTCCTCCATCGGTTCATTTTGACCTGATGGAAGAGTGCAATTTGAACTCTTCGATTTGGTCACTTTGACCTCATCTAAAAGCTCGCTTTCGTAGTTGATCGTATAGTAGTTCGTCATGTCGCGCTGAGACTTGTTCAGCTGCTCAATTTTGAGCACACCAAGGCTTTTCAGGCGGGTGAATGTGCGCTTAAGCGTAGACTCTGACCAGAACGGGAACTGCTCCAGCCACTGCTCGGTGGTGTTGTAAATCCAGCGCACGCCGTCACGCTCCAGTCCGGAGGTGGTTTCTTTAAGCCAGTAATTAACCTGCTGCAACGCAATGGCCTCGTTCAGCCCAATGCTGTACGCAAGGTCAGGGTTAATCACTATCGGGCGGGATGGCATTAACAGGCTCATGGTCGTCCTTTAACTCTGTAAATTTACGCTGGAATTGCTCAAGAGGGCTGAAGCACTCATGATCGTACCCTTCGCGAAGGTATATAACGCGTCGAGTCTCTGGCTCCCATCTGATGACGCGCACCGGGACGCCATAGTGATCTCTGAAACGCCGGTTAAGTTCTCGCATAGCGCCCTCCCCTTCCGACGCCAGACACCCACAATCGCCATAGCCCTGCTGTGGTTACATGGAACCCAGCGGCCTGATACCATGCGCTCATACCGAAACGACGAGGTTCCAACAACGGGAATACCACGGAGTTGCGGGAGACGGTTGTTTACCGTTAAACTGTTCATGCGTTAGTTTCTCCACTGATACGACACGCCAAGGGGCCCGGAGCTGCACACTCGCGGGCCTCACCCATTTCTGGAAGGCAATAAACACGGGAAATAAGGTTCAGGAACGTCATGAGAGTGACCCTGAACTGATATGCGATATCGTTAAGACTTTTCCACTCGCTCCGGTCAACTACGCCATCTTCGATATAATGACGGTATGCGTTGACCAGCTCACCTAGCCTCCCCACCAGCTCGGCCAGTTTCAGGCCAATCTCTTCGTTTTCATCATCTGGCACGGCGCCGGGAACGTGAATTCCGTTATCAGTTTCACGAGAGAAAGCATCAGCGATGTAACTCACGCCAGCAGCGCTCTGAAGCACCATTGCCCAGCCCATTGGGAAGATCTGGTCACCACCAGCACGAAGACGGTTAAAGAGTGAATTCTGGGTTTCGTCCAGAATCTCCGCCGCTTCAGCGTACCCGCCAGGCAACGCCGCAATCGTCTTTCTGGTTGCGGCCACCAGCCAAGCCGGCTGCTTTTCAACTTTCCATTCAGGTTCTTTACCCACGGTCATATCCTCTTTTCTGTGGTTTCTATCAAACCGCTGAATCTGTAGGCTTTTGGGGACGACTAATCGCCTGGATCAATTCCTTTGAGAATTTTCCGTCGGAGGCTAAAGCGATTTTTTCCGCATAGTTAGTCTCGCCAGTAAAATCTGTACGAGGCAGGCATCCTTTTTTCATCCACTTGTAGATGGAACGAGCACTACATCCGCAAGCAGAAGAGATGGTAATGACACCAATCTCCTTGATTGCTTCGGTAAGAGTTGGGAGTTTTTCCACTTGCATATGAACCTCACTTTATGAACTTAAAGTACATATTATGACGGAACTGATAGTTCACGCAAGTACACCTATTATTGAACTCATGGTTCAGGAAGAAAGAGCGCGACAAGACTTCTCCAAAAGGCTAGCGCTGGCCTGTGAAAAAGCTGGTTTTCAGATTCATGGTCGGCAGGCGGAAATTGCCAAGAAAATGAAGCTAACACCTAAAGCTGTGAGTAAATGGTTTAACGGGGAAGCAATACCAAGGCGTGGGAAGTTGCAGGATCTTGCGGCTCTTCTTGGCACGTCTGTAACTTACCTGCTAGGTGATTCTTCTGAGGACGGAATTATCAAAAGACAAGCCAACATGAGCAGCGATGTTTACCGTGTAGATGTTCTGGATCTTTCTGTCAGCGCAGGTCCCGGAAACTACATGCTTTCGGACTATGTTGAGGTGCTTTATGCCATCGAGTTCACCACCGAACACGCCCGCTCTCTCTTTGGTAATCGTCCGCAGCAAGACGTCAAGGTGATGACGGTAAGCGGGGACAGCATGGCCCCAACGCTAGTGTCAGGTGATAGGTTGTTCGTGGATATCTCAGTGCGACATTTTCAGACTGATGGCGTTTACTCTTTCGTGTACGGCAGAACTTTCCACGTCAAGCGTCTTCAGATGCAAGGTGACAAATTAGCCGTTCTGTCCGATAACCCAGCTTATGAGAAGTGGTACATAAAAGAAGAAAATCAGGACCAACTCTACGTAATGGGTAAGGCGTTGATTCATGAGTCAATCACGTACAATAGGCTCTGATTTATAGTTGCTAAGCATAAGCAGTGATGACCTGTAGAAAACTCAGAAAAGACAGGCTTCCTTACCTATGGCAAGTGGTTATTTTTCTGATTTTTAAGACTAAGCACAACTTGCAACTGTTTTTTAGTTGCTATACTTCTTCGTATAGGATGTAATCACTATGAGCAGGAAGGAAAAACTTCGCTCAAGGCTCAACGCTCTTCCTAAAGATTTTACTTGGGATGAACTTGTTACGCTTCTTGGACACTATGGCTTTAAGGTTATCAACGGTTCAGGGTCGCGTCGGAAATTTGTCAACGATGTAAAGCGTATCGTAGCCTTCCATTGCCCACACCCAGGCAATATTGTGAAAGGGTATGTGCTTGAAGAAGCCAAATCTCTTTTAGATGAGTTAGATAGCAATGAATAAGATGCTGAAATACAAGAATTATTGTGGAAGTGTAGAAACATCACTTGATGACATGGTTTTGCATGGAAAAATTGAGTGCATTGCAGATGTTGTTACTTATGAAGCAGACTCCCTTCCTGCCTTGAAGCGAGCCTTTGAGGAGGCAGTTGACGATTATCTGGAGACCTGTTCTGCCATAGGGAAACAACCTGAAAAAGCTATGAGCGGAACCTTTAACGTTAGGGTTGGAGAAAACCTGCATAAAGATGCTTATCTATCGGCTAAGAATCAAGGGCTTAACTTGAATGAGTTTGTAAAAAAAGCGATAGAAGAAAAACTGGCAATCAAAAAAGAAATCCATTTCCATTTTGAAAGAAAAAATGAATTCGTTTCTGAAACATTAGATTTCAGTAGAGAGCTTCGCCAGCCAGGAAACTGGCATCTCTCTGTAGGCAGGGGGATAAGACATTGATGTTGGAAAATTTTTATTTTGAAGGTTTTGAAGTTATTTCCTCTTCTTTCAAAGAAATCAACATCGGTGAAGAGGGATTCATTACTGTAAACACTCAGGACCCTGAAGTTAGTTACGAAAAAGTTGATGACTCAAATTCATTCAAGATAAGCATGCTGATCGAAGCTAAGGTTCGCGCATTCTCTGGACCGAGAAGGGAGGATCCCGATGAATCCGATTTAGCTTTCGAGTCCAATGCCGTGTTCACTACGTTTTTTTCCTTAAGCGATGCGGACGCTTTTGATGAGCAATTCGTTCAGGATAATTTATGGTATTTTGAACGTTTCAATGCAATTGCGCTCAAATTAGTAACCGAAAACATTCTAAAACATACATCTTTGAGTTACTTACCGATACCATGGATAGCTGGATAAATTATGAAACCCGACCTCGGTCGGGTTTTTTATTACCACCAACCCATGTTAAGATGTTTCCGATTGCAATCAAAGGAAACAAAAAATGAAAAAGGTTTTAGCTTTAGCTCTTGGGGTAATGATGTTGGCTGGGTGTAGCTCTCGCGTTGCGGATCTGACTGTAGCGAGTACTAAAAATTACAATCTCAACTCAAACAATTTCGTGAAAGGTGCGCGCGTTAAAGCAGAAGACTCTGCTCCGGTCGTGATTTTCCCGCTCGGGATTCCGAATGTGAAAACGGCCATTGATCGTGCTATTGAGAAGAACAGATGCTCTGTTGCTCTTTCTGACGTTGTTGTTACTCAATTCAACCACTCTTTCCTGTTCGGTAAATTCGGATTTATTGTAGAGGGAACCGAAGTTATCGACCGTGGGCAGCCGGGTTGCGAGAACGCGAACTAAATGAATTCCCGGCCATTGAGCCGGGTTTTTTGTGCCTACTTCACAGCCTGGCTACCTTCCCTCACTATCTCCGCAGCATCCCTGTTAACTCCCTTGCCGATCACATTGCCTGTCTCTCTGCGATAGTGTTCCAACTTCTCGATGATAGCTTCCTGCGTCACTGGTTGATCTGATAGCGATAAATCCATAACCGCCCTGCCCATGGCATGCACAATCATACTTACCCTTTCATCGTCCAAATCCATTAATGCGCCCCTTTCTGATGTTTATTTAATCATAACATCATTGTCTGATAAAAATAAATAACATTAAAAATCAATGCATTACTGCATTACAATCATTAAATGTACTTTTGGTACTTTACATAATTGAACTATTGGTACATATTGATTTCATCAGCAACTAACGGTTAGCAGTACGGCATATGGCACATGTGCCGCAGCGGTCCGGGGATTCCTTGCATTACTTTTTCCAGATCCAGCGGGTAGCCGGAATGTGCAAGCCAGGCAAGTACGACGGCCAGAGACGTTTCACCAGCGTGGCGATCAGATGACAGCCCAGACGATATCTGAGTGGCTATAAAAACAGATGGGAGCCGGTGGAATCCCGGCACACAACATGAAAGCGCACTCCATCAACTATCGGTTGTGGATGGCAGGTAAGTAAACGAACGGAGTGCGCTTCCAGTTGTGTTAACCGTAGTAGCTGTACCAGATGCTGTGTGTAGTCTTTGCGGTGGCAGTGCTTTGTTTGTTTTCCTTGCTGACCACCGCATTTTTTCACAACTGAAAGCGCGTTCTGTATACATCTTGAGAGGCCTCAGTCGTTAAATCAACTCAGGAGAACGCGCTCCCAATTGTGGAGAAACTAACTGGCGGTGGCAGCCGCCCGTTTCACTAAGTGCCCTGGTTGGGTGCTTACTAAAACGAACCCCCTTAATTTTTTGTCGCCAACCGGCGAGGGATTCGTGCAACCAAAATTCAGCGCTGTGCAGAGCGCTCATAACACGGAGAAACTATCCATGAAGAACACACAGAACGTCACCGAGTTACAACCACGTATGACCCGGGAGCAGCTGATCGACGCAGCGCGTAAGGCCGCCCCTCTCCTTCCGCCAGCTTATCGCGGCATTATGACCGAACTGGCTAACCGCCTGGACTATTCCAGCGTCGCGCTTTGTGAAGCGATGGCTCAGCGTAAAGAACTGGCTGTTCAGAACGCTACTCTGCGTGAAGATGTCGCAAGCTGGGCCAAAGAGTGTGACCGCATTGTTGAACGCCACACGAAGACCAGAACCAATATGCATTTACTAGAAGCCCAGCGAGAACTACGTGAGTTGTCTGCCGTCGTCATTTCCCAAAATAGCGAGGTGGCTCTCTGATGGCTAACTCATTCAAGCAAATGACCCGTGACGGGACCATCAAGCGCACCGATACCGGGATGTTTATCAGCCTTGACCAAATCCATGTGCGGGAAGGTTTCAACAAACGCGAAGATGATGAACGTACGCGCCAGGCAGATGATGACCTCTTCAACTACCTGATGAACGGTGGCTCCGTTCCCCCGCTGGAGGTTATCGCCCGTGATGAAGGTGGAGTGTGGGTTGTTGAAGGCCACCGTCGGCGTCGCTGCTATGCGCGCTGTGCAGAAGCTGGTAAGCCAGTAGACCGCATCCACATCATGCCGTTCAACGGTAGCGATGTTCAGCGCCTGGCGCGCATCATGACCAGTAACAACCAGCTACCTCTATCCGATATGGAACAGGCAGCTGTTATTCAGGAGCTGCATAACGCCTTCAACCAGACCACCAGCGAGATAGCAAAGCTGGTGAATAAGTCTGTGTCCACCGTTGAAAAGCTGCTGCTCCTTAGCACTGCTAACCACGACGTACAGCAGGAGGTTAAATCCGGTGCTGTGTCAGTCGATGTCGCGGTTGATCGCGTTATGGAGTATGGCGAACAGGCCGGGAAAGTACTCCAACATGATAAAGCTGTAGCGGCTGCTCAGGGTAAATCGAAAGTAACCCGTAGCTCTATCGCGCCGGAGCTGAGTGTAAAGAACGCACGCCGTTTCGTTGAGCTGATGGCTCAGGCCACGATCAGTGATGAAGGCGTCTTCACTCTTGAAGGGAGTGCACTGGCCGAGGCGCTGTCAATTATGGACGAACATAAAGCGATTGCCGAAGCGCGTGAAACTTACCGCCTGTCACAACCAGTCCCTGAAACTGAGATCAGAGGGAAAACTCTTTACGTCAGACTTGAAGGTAATGAGATCGGGAAAGCGCAAATCTATCGCGGTAAGAACGTCATCCTTAATGGGATCGTGACCAGCCAGTCAAAGGCTGTGGCCCACTTCGTTAAGCAACACAAATTGCAGCAGGAAAAAAATCATGACAGCCAATAAACCAATGACCGGCGAACAGCTGGATGAACTGATGACTATTGCTGTCAACATGCAACGAGACAGTGAAAAAGTGAGTGACCGCCCTGCTGCTATGTTCGCTTATGCATTGCAGGTAGCTGTTCTGGAACTGCGTAAGGTTCGTAATGAAGCTGCGGCGCTGGCTGCGGAAAATGCGGGGATTAAAGCTGCGATTGACGCAACTATCAGATGGCAGCAATCAACCGATCCGGAGAATGTCGAAAGCGTTCGAATGCTGGTCGACGTTAAAACCCCAGCAACCGAAGTTATCCTGGCTGATGTAATGGCGCAGGGGGTGGAGATGTTCGCCGCACATAAGCGAGAACGACAGCAGGCTCTGCGTAGCCGAAGCATGAGGATGTCTGAAGAGGCTGCTGGCATGGCCGCTGATGCTGAGAACTTCGCCGACGAGCTTCGCAAAGGAGTGCAGTCATGAGCAAATTGCTACTTCTCAAGTGCATCAAAGACACCGAAGGCTGGTGGACTGAGGGGGATGTGTACCCAGCGCGTATAGTGGCCGGTGGCTTCGTTCTGGTCGGTGATGATGAAGAACTGGACGGAGAGGGATGGAGTGCTGCGCCGATGGAATGCCGTGAAGATGGTTCAGTGCTTTATCAGGTTGGCGGCGTTGATGGTGAGGTTTTGTTTGAGGAGTCTGCCAATGACGCTCAGCACAGTTAAGCCAGAGGGGCCATTTGTCCTCATGGCGTTCGAAGGTGAAGACATTCTTTTTGATGACCGCGGCATCGTCATGATGAACGGTAAGCCAAAACAGATAAACGTGGCCCGCCTTTATTTTGAGTGCGACCTTGGTGAGCACAAAGTTAAATACTGGACACTTAATATCGACGAGGCGAAAAAGTTCAACACGATCGATGAGGCAACCATGCAGCTCTGCAAGTTAAAAAATCCTCACTCAATTAAGATTCGCCAGTTATCTCAGGAGCCCGACCAATGAGCAACATCGACAACCGTGTATTACGGGAAGCGGCGGTTCGCGCAGGTGGCGTGAAGTGGCAATACATGCGCGCGACGCAACATTCGAAAGCATACATAACGGACGATAAAGGTTCGACAGTCATCAACTGCACTGATGGTGATGTTCCAGCCAAATGCGCCGGATTTCTCGAGTCCGCCAACCCTGCCGCCGTGCTGGCGCTGCTGGATGAGCTGGAAGCCAAAGACGCGCAAATAGTCAATCTTACAGCCGAGCGCGATGCTCTTCGTGAAGAAGAGATGGGAGAAGCGAAGCACAGTAATACGCGTGCCGCTGCCGATATCTATTTCCAGTTGGTTGAAGAGTGTGAAATCCCTCCTGGCGGTTCACTGGTTGAATATGTAAGCGATCTGCGTGAACGCGCCGCCGCAGCCTGTAAAGGAGAGTGAGCATGGAAAAACCACTGAATAAGCGAGAGCG